TAGTACCAAGCCACCCACAAAAGCAACAAAAAAGATTTATTTTCTTTTTACTTGACATTGTCATGATCCAGCAGTATATTAAAAAAAACTTTATTTTTTACTTGACTTGTGTGCCCCTATAGGCGTATATTTAGGCTGATATAAACGCATATCGCTATTCCCCACAAATTATTGTATAACAAACACTTAGAGCCATTTTTAGAAAAAAAATCTAAAAGAAAGTCCTTTAAAAGCTAACGCTTTTATGTTATGTATTGTATAGTAGTATTAGTGCCTTATTAGGATTTAGATGAAACATCTTGTATAAAAAAATTAAAGTCCGTAGAATATACCATAAAATAAGGAATTTATGATGAGTGTTACGTTACCAACTAAGTGGAAACCAGAAAAATCTTTAGCTATAGACATATTGGTTACGAGTCCTGAAGCCTCAATACAGAATGTTGCAGATAAAGCTGGGGTTACTACAGCTACTATAAGAAATTGGTTTAAAGATCCTGAGTTTGTAGAAGTCTTTTATCAAAAATATATGGTTACTTTTGGTGCTAGATTACCTAATGTTTTAAATAGTATGGTAAGAGAAGCTGAAGCAGGTAATGTTCAAGCTGGTAGATTAGTGTTAGAACACTCAGGTAAGCTTATTAAGAGAGTAGAAGTAAATAACCACCAAAGTCCATTTGAAAAATTTTTAAATACACAAGTACCAGAAGATGCTGAGATAATAGAATACGATGAAATAGAGGTTTTACCTCAAAGACCTGTATTACCAGATAAGCCTGTAGATGAGAAAAAGAATAAACTAAAGAATAAAAAACGTAGAGAGGCTAGAAAATGGAGAGAAAGAGCTGAGGCTGTAGGTATTGAACCCCCTAAGCAGGGGAGGCAGACTCCTGCTCAACGTAAACAATGGCAGGAAAAAATAGCAAAAAGAGAAAAAGCACTAGGGGTTAAGTCTCTTTAAAAAGGTTTTAACATCGTAAGATTTACATTCTGGACATTCTTGCTCTCTATCAGCATCTACTGATAATACTTCCCAGTCCCAGTGACAATTCATACAAAAACATCGTAATACGTTATAATCGTTCATATAATAATGCTTTCTTCGATTTCTAGTGACTCTGGTACTAATTGACAATAGCAATTTTCCCTACAAAGACTCCACCCAGATCCTGGCAATCCTCTCGTTACCCAATTATCCCAACTATCAACTTCACCGCTTATACTAACGCAGTCGCTACAGGGATTCTTAGATACAGTAATCCACCTTAAGCCTTCCCCCATTTCTCCAGCTCTGCGGAATGCTTGGTTAATTCCTCCCACAACTCCTCTCTTGATTGAGTTTCGTAATTCTCCGAAAATTCTGCCATTGGAGTTAAAGTCTTGCTCAAGTACCCTAATAATTGATTGTTCATCAAGACCACTTCGCCTAAGTCTTTCAATTTGTTGTCTAAATCTTTGATTGAATATTCTTGTGTCGTAAGACATTCCAGAAGTAATCTCAGCAAGTAATCTTCTATCTTTTCCATCTAACTCATTTCCTTTCTTTGCCATAATGTACTCTTAGTCCTTTATTTAATACAATAAATTATTTTTTTAAAGATTTTTTGACTTTAATTCTAAAGTCTTTATTTATCTTATTTCTTGTTTTGTCTATAATACCAACAAACTCTCTAGCAGGTACTGAAATACCTTTTTTATTATTCACTAAAAAGAATTTATTATCTTTAATTTCGGTAGGTATTTTATCTGGAGTAAATCCTTCTCTATGGTATTGACCATATTCTAAAAATTTTAATTGACTACTATTTGATTTAATACTATTATACAAATCTCCTGATGCTTTTAATGGTTTTGTACCTGAGACTCCTCTTAATTTTCTAATTTCTCTAGTAGACTTTTTTAAACTAGGTTTCAATCCTTTATCAATATTACTTTTAGAGCCTTCTTCTGTCCCCTTAGCATACTCTGTTTTGTACTCCCTAATAATTTTAGGCATTTGATTTGCAAGTTTACCAAAGTCAAAATTAACTTTTATCTTTAATTCCACCCCAAAACTCCTCTCCTAATTCTTTTGCCTCTAAATATTTATTAAGATTTTCAAATACACCTCTTTGAACTTGTTGTTCTGCCCATCCAATAGGGTTTTTCATTACATCTTCAAGAGTACCTGTAAAATTAATCTCCAGATTGTTGATCTTGTCCAGCTTCGTTACGGAATTGCGTAAAGATTGGGTTAGGGCTTTCTTTTTCATTAACTTTCCTATTATCATCTATAATTTTTTGTGCTTGAGCAATGCTTAAATCTTTATTATCACGAACCATTATCTTTGCTCTAGTAGATAGGTTATTATCAATATCAAAATTATCTTTTAATATTTGGTCTTGAACTGTCTTTGGGTATTCAACTTCTTCAAAGTCTACTCCAAAATCATCTGGCAATTCTATCCCATTATATCCAGCAATTACTCTTTCTACATCGTAAAATTGCTTTTCATACATTCTCCAAAGAGCAATATCATCATAATAATCTTCTTTTCTTTCCATATCTTTAATCATAAGTGAGATACCACTTGGTACTTCTCCACCTGATTCAGCCCATGTAATCCATAAGTGATTATTAGTAGCAACTAGCTCCATTTGAAATTTAATATTATTAATTGCCTCATCAATATTACCTTGAGGACTAGTAATATTATAAGCACCATCTTCCCCCATATCTAAAATAGTATTAGAACCTGCTCTTAACATGCTTTGGTCTGCTCTTAATCCAGTAACCCACGGCTGTCCAAACATATTAAACCTCATGCCTAAATTCATTTCGGTTAAGGCAATATTAACTTGTTCATTACAGTTTACAATATCAGATGCTCCCTCTACAAAAAATGAATCTATCTGATCTTCTCTATGAGTAAATACAAAAGGTAACATTCCATATGGGTTAGGAATTTCAGACATCATTTCGCCATTTTCATTCATTACTCCATATTTTTCATTATCCCAATACTCCCACTGTAAATTATCAGCATTAGATAAATCAGAAGTGCTATTTAGTAATGGATAAACAATAGCACTAGGCTCAAATGGATTATCATCAAAATATGCTTCAAAATAATATATAGGTCTATAATCAAAATAATCATCTCTCCAATAAACTCTATTAGCTACAGTTCCTAAAAGACGAGTCATTCTCTCAGAGTGTTTCATACGTACATCTTTTGTAGGAATTAACTCTTCATACCTTGTAGTATTCTTACCAGCATTCCTTTTAGCACCCAAACTATATATTCTACTAATTTTATTAATAAATTTTCTAGTAAAGTTAGTTAAACTAGGTGGTATTTCTCCAAAAGCATCTCCTGTAAAGTAATTACTTATATATTGGTCTGTAGAAACACCAGAGTAATAATCTAAATGTTTTCTAATTTCATTCCTTCTACCATGTGACATTAGTAGCTTAGTTTCCAATAACTTATCTTTCAGTATCTTCTCCATTATCTTTGAATCCTCTTCATTTCTTGATTTCTCATTGGAAATCTATTTATTATAAAATATCTAAAAGCATCGTTCCCATGATCGTGGAAACCATCCTTTAATGGTTCTTCTTTAATAGGTTTTCCGTCTTGACTTTCTGGATACCTATACTCTTCAAAATCTTCTATCATTTCTTTACACTTTGCATCAACATGTACTCTCCTTACCCCATCGGCATTTTCAAAAAACCCTCTAGTATATGCTACACTAGCTACTAAATTTCTACTCATTCTATCTCTTGTACATAAAATCCGTATTCCACTTCTTCTAAATATCTCAACATCTCCTGCACCACTCTGTCCTTGAACATTACTTCCAGCAGGATCACCATAGTATGAAATGATTGGGTAGCCTTTTGTTTTAATCATTTTAATTAAATCTTCTGTTTTAATATTTTGTTTATGGAGTATCGTATCAAATACCCTTATTTGTTCTGCTATTCCATCAAACTCTGTTTGGATAAATAAAACAGCAGGTTGTCTATATCCAAAATCTATTGCACAAAATGTAGGCAGATTAGGATCATATGGGAAGTTCCCAACATCTAAATCTCTATTAAAATCCCAAACTTTTCCTTCAAATACAGAAAATTCTGCTCCAAATTCTTGTCCAAAAAGCTCTTTTGACATATTTCTTTTTCTTTCTATAATAGCAGGATCTTCAAGTCCTAATGGAAATTCATGTTGATTAACCCAAGATGGAGAGCTATGACTCTCCCACATTGGATCATCTCTACCTAGTTTAAACAAATCATATATCCAGTTTCTACCTTCTGGTGTTGTAATAAAAATAACTTTACCTTTTCTACCAGCAACAGTTGGGGATAAATACATATCCCAAATTTTTTTATTCATCTTAGCAACCTCATCAATTACAAGCAAGTCAAGACCTTCCCCCACAAGACTTGAAGGATTGTCTGCTGACATACCTTCTACAGTAGTTCCCCACTTAAAGCGAATAAACATATCTTTTTCTGATGCCTTATCTACATCGTCAGGATGTCCTATAACCATTCTTTGCCAAATTTCCCTAAATATTAATCTAGCTTTTTTATAAGACATACCTACAACCCATATTCTTTTATTAGGCTGGGATGCTACGTAGGTTGCCTCCATAGCACTAGCCCAAGTCTTTCCAAATCTCCTACCACATACTACAACTTGAAAACGAGCATCTTGTTTTGCAGGATAATGTAATGGTAACTGACCATTGTGCGGTTTGTATCCTAAGTAATCAAACCATTTTTTCTTAAAATTGTAATTTTTTTCTTGCATTAGATTGATGTACTAATTTATATTGTACCATATATTAATGCAAGGATAATTCTTGCTATTTCATAACTCACTGAAGAGGTTAAAATGTCAGAAGAAACGACCATCGAGCCAGATGTAAAAAAGGAAACCGACACACAAGTCGAAAATAATGTACCGATTTCAAGATTAAATGAAGTAATTTCAGAAAGAAATCAACTTAGAGATAGTCTTGAGTCTTTTAAAACTAAAGAGGAAGAAGAACGTAGAGCAAAACTTCGTGAAGAAGAAAAGTGGCAAGAACTAAATACTGATCTTGCTGGTGAAATTGAATCCTATAAGCCTTATAAGGAAAGATGGGAAGCAATGGATGCAAGACTTCGTGAAGGTGCTTTAGCTCAACTTCCTGAAAGTAAACGAGAAAAATTTGCCAATGTTGAAACCGAGGTTCTTTTAAGCATTATTGAAGAGTTCACTGAAGAAGAAAGAGTGAATCCACCTGATAATAAAGGCACAATCCCTGTTAAAACAGGAACTGATTGGGTTGATATGCCAGATGATGAGCGAAGAAGAAACTGGGGGACAGTATTGCAGTCATACATGAAAAGGTAATTTAAATGGCTAAACATTATCAAGGTAGTCCAGTTACTACCACAACAGACCAACATTTCATTCCAGAAATTTGGGCTGATGGAATTTATAAATATTTTGAACGCAAAACTGTATTTCGTGGATTAGTTGATGACTATTCTGCACTTGTAGGCGGTAAAGGGTATGGAGATGCAATCAACATCCCTGAGATGAGCTTAATTAGTGCTAGTGATAAATCTGCTGGTAGTGATGTATCTTATGATGCAACTGCAACCACAACAACTCAGTTAGCAATTAATAAACACAAATACGTAGCAAAGTTATTTGAAGATGTAGCACTCATTCAGTCAGAAGCTGATTTAGTAGCTAAGTATTCTAGAATGATGGGTGAAGCTCTTGCTCGTCAAGTTGATGCTGATATTTGGGCTGAATTAGATGGATTAAATCAATCTCAAGCTCTATCTGCTGATGATACATTAACTGCAACTGTGTTTGAATCTGCTCTTGCTACTCTTGGTGAGAACGATATACCTTACATGGATGGTGAGTGTGCAATGGTTGTTAATCCAACACTATTTGCTGATATACTTAACCCATCTGCTGGTATCGCTCAATACTTCATCAGAAATGATGCTGTAGGCGAAGGTAATCGTGGATTAAGGTCTGGTATGGTTGGATCTCTTTATGGTATTGATGTTTATATGTCTAATACTATAAGCACAGCTGGTACTTCATCTACAATCCCAGGTGCTATTTTTCACAAATCTGCGTGTGCTTTTGCATCTCAGCAGGAAGTGAGAGTCCAGAGTGAATACTCTGTTGATGCACTTGGTACCAAGGTAGTCAGCGATTTATTGTATGGATGTAAAATTATTGACGATTCAGACAATAAAAGAGGTGTTAAGTTTACTAACGTAGACTAAATACATTCTACATAATTGGGGGTATGACTTGCTCTGCCCCCAATAACTAGGAGATACTATGCAATATTGGAAAAAAAATAATAGTGGGCAAATTCAAAGAATTGAAGATATAGATTTAGAAAAACATCCTGAAAAATTGGAGCATTTAAAAGAGAATGGTTGGAAAAGAATAAAGGGAGAAGATGACTTTTCTCCTTACAAAAAACCTATCTTTAAAAAATCAAAGAAATCTAAAAAGAAAAAATAATTAGACACACAGTCTCGTTCACGCTGTTGTCATAGCTTAGAGAGGAAGAAAAATGGCAGATATTCACACATATTCGGTGCAAGAGGCACTAAACACTACAGTTGGGGGAGAATGGACAGTAGCCTCAGCTGGTACAGCTGGCAGTTCAGCCAATGTAAACAACACAACACATAAAGCATTAAAGGGAGCAACTGGAATACTAGGAGTATATAGTGCAGTTGAAATTTATTTTAATTTTTCATCTACAACTACAGATGTTAATGCATCAAATGATATGATTATTCCTAAGAACACATTAATGTTTTTAACAATACC